GTGAATAGAGAACGAAAATATTTTGAAATCGTATCTGGTATCATTGATACAGACTTGTTTGAATTTAATTTAAACTTTCCTATCTACATGAAAGATTGGGACCCAAATGAAGGTCCTCATGTAGAACTTGTTATACCTGGTGGCACACCTATTGCACATGTATTTCCATTCAAAAGAGATAATTGGAAAATGAATATTGGTGAAGATCCTAGACACAATACTACTGAAAAGAAATATAAACGCCATGTAAAATTTCTATCAGACGCTGTACACAATTATAGAAACAAAACATGGAGAAAGAAAAGTTATAGATGACCCCTAAACAATTTGCACTACTTATAGAAAAGCGTGCCAGTCAAAAAAAGATATCACACATGGACGCAGTATTAGATTACTGTTTAGAAAAAGAAATAGAACCAGATCAAGTAACACATTTAATTAACAGAAACTTAAAAGAGAAAATAAAGATGAATGCCCAAGACTTAAACTTTCTACCAAAGACAGCAACACTACCAGTATAATGCAAGATGGGTACGAAGCATACAAGAAATACTTGGCACTAAAATTACATTTTACGAGGGACGATTATGACTTTTTTAAATTTAACGGACAGACTAAAGCAAGTTATGAAACATTTATACAACGCAACGATAAGTATTTCTTTATCAAGGCAGCCAGAAAATATGGCGATAGTATTGTGGACTTTTTTGTTAGCAACTTCATTTCTAGTAAGTCGCCTTACATAAAAGACTTTAACCAAGAGGCACATTTAGATAGACAAAAACGAATTGATGGTATATCATATTACTTTGAAACAGACATGGCACAACTATTAAGAAAATCACAAGGAGACTTTAACAAGATATTTAAAATTACGAGAGGGCAACACCCCATATTAGTGAAAACATATATGGCAAAGAGAGTAACCTTAGAGACCTTATGTGTCCTACAAAACATGTTTAATTACATCAAAGATTTTGATAAACATATTTCTGACACAATTATATGGCCACAACTAAAGACAAAAATATTAAAGTATAAACCTTTTCTACAATATAATGAGACTAAACTAAAATTAAAACTGAAAGAAATGGTATGATAACAGTAACAAATAATTTTGCGAGTGATGTGGTAACTTGGGAAGAAGCAATACATGATTACGATAGAAGTATGAAAGAAGGACTAGAGGTTAAATCATCTACCCCACCTGGTTTCTTTGTAACACATAATATAAATTATTTACCTAAAGTAAAGAAAATATTAGATAAACTAACTTATAGTGTGGCACACTTGTATTGCAACTTAACAACACTTGCACCTACATTTGGTGAACATGCGGACAATGTTAATGTTTGTTTCTGGCAATGCCAAGGTGAAACAAAATGGGTGATAGAAGAAAAAGATTACATACTAAAACCAGGTGATTTAATATTTGTGCCTAAAGGTATTAAACATAATGTTATACCTTTGACACCTAGACTTGGTATATCAATGAGTAAAACATGAGTGAGAATTTATTTGTATTAGGTAATGGTGAGAGTAGAAAAGATATAGATGTCGAACTACTGAAAAGTAAAGGTAAAGTATATGGTTGTAATGCCATATTTAGAGAACATGAACTAGATGGTTTGATTGCAGTTGACCCAATGTTAGAACACGAAATATATCAAAGTGGTTATGCACATAAGAATCCATGTTACTTTAGAAGTTGGGATGGCATGCCTGTTGATCATTATGAAATGATGAAAGAGGCACAAACAAGTAATATGAAAAGTCCTAACATAAGAGAATGGAAGTATAACCAAGAAGGACACTATCTATCTTTTGTAATACATGGTACAGCCGCAATAGATACGAACAGAAAAACTGATAGATGGAAAGGTGAGGGTTTTGAAAATGTTTATATCACATGGTTATATGGACACGATAAGGTAACACAATTAAAAGAAATTATGAATGATTACTATGCCGGGTCATGGGAAGGTGAAGAAAGAGGTCCTGAAGACCCTGGTTGGTCATCTGGTGCAACGGCGATGTACATAGGTTGTAAACTAGAAAAACCTAAGACATGTTATTTGATAGGCATGGACATGTATAGTACCACAGATTTTATTAATAACTTATATAAAAACACACATGGGTATCTCAACCAAGACGAGTCCTCAGTAACACCACAAAACTGGATTACACAAATGGGCAGAGTAATGGTGAGATATAAAGATATTCAGTTTGTTAAGGTAAACCCAGAGGGCAACTCAAAAGTAAGTGAGAGAATGTTACAATGGGATTCCATACCAAATCTGACTTATCAACATACTAAGGAATTTATTTCACATTTAGCGCTTGACTTTTAAGCCTACCTGTGTTATAATAGAGTTATCATTTAGCAGAATTATATTGGTTGCAAACTTTATATCGTTCTGGCTGAACAATGCTTAAGAGGGCATAAGGCAAAGTGGTTAGAGGGTAGTGGGCAAACGCCTCAAGACACTAACTGTTTGTTTATTAGTAGGGACCATATCTGTACGAAAGTATGACTTGGACTCTTCCTGAAAAATTGTGGGTAATACTCCAGTTGAATCCCACGAACGGCTAAGTGATAATTAATTTTCACTAAAGGTAAAAACTTGTATATATACTAATATACAATTATATGAATACAACGAATACAAACATAAGGATAAAATATGTCATTTGCAAATTTAAAAAGAAGTCGTGGTAACTTCGACAAACTAACTAAAGAACTAGAAAAAGTTACAACCCCAGCAACAAATCAAAACTCATCAGACGATACAAGATTTTGGAAACCAGAACTTGATAAGAGTGGTAATGGTTATGCTGTTATTAGATTTTTACCTGCAGTAGAAGGTGAAGAACTACCATGGGCAAGAGTATGGTCTCATGCTTTTCAAGGTCCTGGTGGTTGGTACATTGAAAACAGTTTAACAACACTTGGTCAAAAAGATCCAGTTGGTGAAGAAAACAGTAGACTTTGGAATACTGGTTCTGAAGCAGATAAAGAAATTGCTAGAAAGAGAAAAAGAAAGTTATCATACTTTACTAATATCTTTGTAGTATCTGATCCTGCACACCCAGAGAATGAAGGTCAAGTAAAACTTTACAAGTTTGGTAAAAAAATATTTGACAAAATTACTGAGGCGATGAAACCTGAATTTGAAGATGAACAAGCAGTTAACCCATTTGACTTTTGGGAAGGTGCAAACTTCAAACTTAAAATTCGTAAGGTAGATGGTTACTGGAATTATGACAAATCAGAATTTGAATCACCATCAAAACTCAAAGAGAATGATGAAGATATAGAAGCACTTTGGAAGAAACAATATTCCTTAAAAAGTTTTTCAGACCAATCAAACTTTAAATCATATGATGAACTCAAAGCGAAATTTGAAAGAGTTGTATTTGGTTCTGGAAATACCGCGACCGCAGACGAAGTAAATATCCCACCTGTAAGTGCGGTTGAAAGTGTTGTGGAAGAAACTAAGGTAGAAACAGCACCGTCAATACCTGAAACTGCTACTCCCCCTAGTAGTGAAGACGAAGACGATACTATGAACTACTTTAGCAAATTAGTCAACAATTAATCTCTCCTGTTGAGTCCACAACTTATGGTCCGTGCTCTATATAAATAGAGCATGGACTTATTTTTTACAATATTAGTAGATTTTGGATTACCCGTTGCCGCAGCCATGGTAATGGGTCTTTTCATTTATATAATCCTAAAGTATATATTGGCAGGTGTGGTAGACCAAGTTGCAACCATTACAATGTTAATATCTGCTTTAGATAACAGAATAAAAACTATGAACCACGACATGATAAAACTAGACATACTGATTTCAAGTGCCTTAAACTTACGACCAGATTTAGATAGAGTATCAAGGTCAGATGGTAAAGAAGACGCAAGAAAAGATTAATGGTAGAAGTAGAAGTAACAAGTCCAATTATTGAAATGTTAAATCAATATGGTTTTGCCACAGTGGCTGCCATAGCGATGGGTTGGTTCATCTATTTTATTTACAATTATGTTACAGGTCAGATTATAGAAAAACTTGATAAGGCACAAATGACTACCATATCACTAATAGATCGTATTAGAATGCTAGACAATGACTTGATACGATTAAGGTCAAAACTTAACACCGTATTAGAAATGAGAGAAAATGAACAAAAAGATAACAAGCGTAGAGAACCAGATAGAATACCTGAAAGCCCTAAAGATAGCGGGGATTAGTTTAGCAATACTCATACTAGGTACAGTGTGAGGCGTAATGATATACTTCTGGTTTTTATAAATAGTAGTATATGAAAACACTAAAATGGTTAGTGTTAGGTTTTACATTATGTCTGGCGATACCTGGCATTACAAGTGAATTAGTACATAATTTTACCAACCCTTCTTTCTCTGGGTCTGGTTATTCTACCCATGTATTATCACTTGAACAATTAAGATACAGTAGAGAAAAGAATATTGCGGACGACGCTAGGTCTGCGGCAGCGGCTGCAGAAAGAGACGCCAACAATACCACTATCAACAAGTTTATTAAGAATGTTGAGAGTAGAATATATGCCAATCTATCTAAACAGTTGGTTGACAATATGTTTGGTACAGAATGTGAAAGTGAATGTGAAACATCTGGTACCGCTGAAGTTGAGGGTTCTACAATCTATTGGGTCAAAGATGAGACCACAGAAATTATTACATTAACAATTACATCACCAGATGGCACTACAACGACCATGAGTGTGCCTGTAGGCGATTTCAAGTTTTAATATGTCTATATCTTTTCCACAATTTGCGGCGGTGATTGCGGTCTTTTGTTTAACTGTTGGTTGTGCGTCAACTAAATCTGATAGTGTGTTCTATGGCGAAACACCTTACACACTAGAAACAGAAACAATTAAAAGATTAAAAAATATACCAGAACTAGGGCAACCACAGATTACAATTGCTGTATATAATTTTCCTGACAAAACAGGACAGAGAAAACCTAACGATAGATTTTCTCAACTATCTACGGCAGTAACACAAGGACCAGAAGTATGGGTCATCAACTCATTAAAGGCAGTTGGTGGTAATGAACCTTGGTTTAGAGTATTAGAAAGAGAAGGACTAGATGCTCTCATAAAAGAGAGACAACTTATAAGAAGTACAAGAGAACTATATGATGGTGAGAGTGATGTAAAGAACCAATTAAAACCTTTACTATTTGCAGGACTTATAGTAGAAGGTGGTATTGTAGGATATGATACGAACATTACGTCTGGTGGTGTTGGTATGAGATATTTTGGTATAGGGGCAAGTGAACAATATCGTACAGACCAAGTAACAGTTTCGCTTCGTTTAGTTTCTGTTCAGACAGGAGAAATCTTGTTAACAGTATCAGCAACAAAAACGATAGCGTCATATTCAAGTGGCGGAGATGTATTTAGGTTTTTAGACATGAGTACAAAAGCGCTTGAAATAGAAACTGGTGTCGCAACTAATGAGCCAGTTAACTATGCAATCAGATCCACAATAGAACATGCGGTGCATAATTTAATATATGAAGGTATCGAGTGTGAGTTGTGGTCATTTAAAATAGAGGAGTAAAAAGCATGTACGCTAAAATTATAATGATATTGATGTTGTTTGCCTTACCGGTAATGGCGAATGATATCTATGTTACACAATCAGGTGCTACGCTTGACCTCGACATTACCCAAGACGGACAGAACAACACAGTAGGTAACTCTACCACTTCTTCAAGTGTTATTGGTGCTACTACGACTATCGACATTGATCAAGTTGGTAATTCGAATGTTCTAATGTTTGATGTGAACGGTGCAACTTTTACAGGTACTTTTAGCACAACTGGTAACTCAAACGATATTGAATTTAATTGTGATAGTGAAGGAAATAATTCTTCATGTGCTACTGCTACGGCATCCATTGTATGGGCAGGTAACAGTAACGATTTAGATATTGATATTGGAGAGACAGCAGACGCGGCTAACGCAACTGTAAATATAACAGGTGCAAGTGGTAGTGATTCCAATGTCGTTGCGGCGACAATAGATGGAACATCTGCTATTTTAACCTTAACCGTTAATGGTGATACAAATAATTATTTAATTGACATAAATGGTGATGGTGATGTCAACGGACACACTTTAGTCCACAGCCATACTGGCTCAATCGCTGATGTAGATATAACTCAATCTGGTGTTTATGATAATATAATTAACTTGACAACAAGTGGTGATAACCATGATATTGATATATCCCAAGACGATTAGGACAATAATATTATTAATAATATTCTATACTGGCTCTTTATGGGCCAGTATAGGAGAAGTAGACCAAGTAGAAGGTAACGGAGTTATCGACCGTAATAAAACAGATATAACAATCGAACAAGAATTAGAAATAGAACAATACGATACAGTAAAAACTGGTAATGGTAAAGTTGGTATATTATTTGTAGATGATACCAGAGTAGATGTAACTCAACATAGTAAACTTATCATAGATGAATTTGTATTTGACCCTAACAGTGGTACAGGTAAACTTACACTAAAGGCTGCACTTGGCACAGTTAGATATGCGTCAGGACAGATTGCAAAAAATTCCAGACAAGATATAAAGATTACAACACCTACTGCTACGATAGGTGTAAGAGGCACAGACTTTACAATGACGATAGATGAACTAGGTGGTTCTACTATTATACTATTACCGTCCTGTGATGTCAATGGTAATTGTGTTGTTGGTGAGATAAGTGTTGAGAGTGCCGCAGGACAAGTCATACTCAATCAGGCATTTCAAGCGACACAGGTAACTGTACCAGAGAACCCTCCTACCCCACCTGTAAAATTAGATTTAGAAATAGACATGATTAATAACATGTTGATAATTTCTAAACCTAAAGAAATAGAAGACGAAAACTATGTAAAGAAAATTAAGGCAGTGGCAGACGCATTAGATATTGACTTTTTACAGTTTGACGATTTGAACCAAAACTACCTTGAAGAAGATGAAGATTTATATGTAACAGGACTTGACATAGATTTTTTACAACAAAATTTCTTGGCAGATATACTTAAACAAATCAATGAAGAACTTGCAAAAGAGATGTCTGACGAGTTTGAAAAACAAAAAACTGTTGGTGATATCAAACTAGGTAAAGACCCAGAAACTGGTGTAATTATACTAGATGAAGACCCACAATGGGTGTGGATAAGAGAGGCTGCGAGTGGGGCATATATTGAGTTAAGACTTGACAAAGAGTATGGATATATTATAAATATTGTACAAGATGATTTTGAATTAATAGATTTTGAACTTGGTGGACAAGATAACGAAATAACAATAGAGCAATATCAATAATGTGGGAAGTATTAAGTTTTAAACAGTTTGTAGAAAAGAACGCAAGAATACCTAGAAAAAAAGGTCAACCTGCGGGCAGTAAAAAACATAGTGATTTGTACACAGATGAAAATCCAAAAGGTACAATACATGGTCTTAAATTTGCAACAGTAAAAGACGCTGAGGCAAGTGTAAAGAAAATAGAGAGTAGTGGTAAAACACACGCACACAAAATACAGGCTGCGATTGCAATGGAACAGCGTGCCAGAGTTATGGGCAAGACGGCAGAGGCTGCAGTATATCGTAGATATATTGAGAAAATGAAAAAGATTACAAAGAAAAAAAATGAAGAAACGAAACCCGATAGCAAGAGACTTAAAAAGCCCGAAGTACAAACAGCGGATTATTAAAAGTAAGAAAGTATATAGTAGAAAAAATGATAAGATATCTAATAATAGGAATATTACTATACTTTCTATTTCAATGTTGGACAAATCCTAGTTACGCTAACGATTTAGATTTTACAATTGACAATCTTACAGATGGTGGCACATGGAATTCTGTGCAAGATGGTATAGATAATAATATTGATTTTGACATTGTAAGCATGGACGGGTTTATCATAGACATAGACCAGATAGGCAATAACAATACAATTGATGTAGATGTAGATGGTAGAACAAGTAATGGTTCATCAATGTATTTCACACAATCTGGTAACAATAAATCATACACAGGCAGTTTATACTGTGGCCATAGTTTCTGTACTATGACCGTAACGCAAGACTAATTTAACTAAATAATTAATATGAAATGGTTGACACACTGGTCAACTGCCTTTATTACATTGGTGGTATTGACCTATATTGGATTACAAGACCCAGGGTTCAAAGAAATCTTACGCCTAAAATCATTTGATTATCTACTAGGCAACGAGGAAGTCAAACCATCACAGGACATCACCATAGTAACAATAGATGAACAAGCCATAGAGAAGTATGGTCAATGGCCATGGCCTAGAAATGTATTAGCAGACTTAATTGTAAATTTAAGACAATCACAAACTGGCATAATTGTTATGCCTATATTGTTTAGTGAACAAGATCGTTTTGGACATGATGAAGAATTTTGTATCACATTAGGTTATGGTACAGTAATTGCACAAACAGGTACAACACAAACAAGAAAATCTAATCCTGTGCCTAGAGGTGTGGCAAAGATAGGCGACCCACTAAACTTTTTATATGAATGGCCTGGTATGGTTGGACCATTACCAAGTCTGGCAGAATGTACACAAGGTGTAGGTGTTGTCAACACAGCACCAGAGATAGATGGCGTTACAAGACGAGTGCCATTATTGATGAAGATAGGCGAAGAAGTTTATCCTAACATGGCAATAGAAACAATAAGAGTTGCGGTTGGTGATCCATCTTATCAAGTAAAAGCAGATGATACAGGTGTTGTGGCGATGAGAGTGCCTGCATATGCAACAATCAATACAGACACTAATGCCAGAATATGGTTACGATGGAATAAAGAGTTTAAAACAATAAGTGCGGCAAGTAATAACTTTGATGAGGCTGCAGGTACAACTGTTATAATTGCATTGACGGCAGAAGGTCTATCAAGTGTAATTGCAACACCTACTGGTGAACAATATGATTATGTTATAAGTGCCAACTCACTACAAACAATACTAGATGGTGAGACAATCAAAAGATATGATAATTTAATTGAATTAGCGCTTGCATTTTTGGCAGGTTGTGTTATAATAGTATTAACAAGATATGCACCATACTGGATTATTGGTCTTGCATTGATTATTGGTACACTTGGTATTGGTAATTACTTCACGGTTGCATTTGAGACATTAGTATTAATAGATGTTACATGGATATTATTGACACTATGGGTATGTGGTTTTCATGCTACATTCTTACGATTTATATTAGAGTTTAGACTTAAACAACAAATACGAAAACAGTTTGAAAAGTATCTGGACCCAAGACAAGTTGCAATACTTGTAAAGAATCCAGAGAAGTTAAAACTAGGTGGTGAAAGAAAAGAAATGTCTTTCTTGTTTATGGACATTGTAGGTTTCACACCTATTTCAGAATACTATAAGAACAATGATGATCCAGAAGGACTTGTCAATGTTATCAATGACTATCTAAACAGAATGAGTAAGATAGTATTAAAGAATGGTGGCACAATAGACAAGTATATGGGTGATTGTATTATGGCATTTTGGAACGCACCGTTAGATTGTCCTAATCATGCTGAGATGGCAGTAAAGACATCTATTGAGTGTGCTGAAGAAACAGATAGAATTAAGAAAGAGTTTAAAGAAAAAGGTTTGCCAGATATTAACATTGGTTCAGGTGTTAATACTGGTACATGCATAGTAGGTAATATGGGTAGTGAAATGCGATTAGATTATTCTGTTATAGGTGATAGTGTAAATCTTGCGGCACGATTAGAAGCGGCAACAAGAAATTACAAAGATAAGAATGGTAAAGTTACACCTACTTTATATTCATCTTATACACAGGAACAATTGGTTGATATTAAATCAGTTGAAGTGGATAAGATAAAGGTGAAAGGTAAAGAAGAACTGATCACCATCTATAAACCAATGGAGTAAACATGACTATAACTAGGCAGGTAACAACAATGTTATCACAATTTAAAGGGAGAACTAAAATGAAAAACTTAAAGAAACAAACGAAACAAACAAAGATTAAAAATTATTCTAACTTAATGAAGACGCCTAGGTATCAGACGGCATAAATCTTTTACCCTGTGGGGCTACCAGCGCCCTGCAGGGTTTTCATTGTAGGGTCATTTGGCGTAGTATCTTTACCCACAGAAACAGTATTACCAGTATTATTAGTTTGGAATTGTTTATTATCTGTATTAACAACTGTAACTGTTTGTCTATCATTCTTAATTGCCTCATCATATAAATCCTCTAATTCTTGTACTCTATTTAATAATCTACTTTCTTCTTGTATATTATTTGCAAGGTCAGCGTCTTCCGCCGCACTTCGTAATGCTTGAATATAACTATCTAATTCCTCAGTTGTCATTTGGGTTACTTGTGGTCCTGTACCAACAGACATATCCTGACCTGGCATAATTATTGAACCACCAGAATATGTTGCACCTGAGGCAAATGCTTCTGCCACTTGTCTTAATTCATCTGGTAAAAATTTATAGACAAATCCTAGATAACCATTTGGATCTGGTAACATACCACCAACAGCATTCATTAATATATCAGTAATGTTTGGTAGATTGAATGATGGGAAAGATGGTAGTTTGAAACCAAATACTTCACCAGTTTCTGGATTATATATTTTCTTCGCAAAATTTGTTAGACTTTCATACATGCCAGATATAGATGGTAATTCTGGTAATTCAAAACCAAATATTTCTGCTTTACCACTTTCACTTTCCTCTGACGTAGAAAATATCTTTTTTCTAAAACCCTCTAGTGTGTCATACATCTCCTGAAAAGATGGTAAGTTTAATTTTTCTTTTAAATCTGTTGCCAGAGTTTTGATTGTTTCTATTGGACTGAATATTGCCCCAATAATACTATCAAACAATTCTGTAAACTTAAATGATTGTAATGCCTCTTCAGCACCAGTAAATCCAAATTTACCTAGTACAAATCCAACCGCACTTTTTAAGAAGTCTAGTGGCATACCAACAAGTGAATTGACAAGACCTGTTAGACCACCTTCTATACCTGCCATAAGTTGTTTAATTTTACTTGGTGGTTCTTTTACAACCATACCAGCAGGTCCAGAAGTGCTTTCGCCTTCCGCTCCTATAACACCATCAATGATACCTTTAATAGTATCAAATGCCGCAATAACAATTGTAAATGGTAAGAATAATTTACCTAACATCTTTAAGAAACCACCAGTCTTACTAAAGAATGTTGTAAATGAAGATATAACAGGTAACTTTGTAAGAGTGCCTGCTAATTTACCAACTGGTGCGAATATACCTTTTAGTTTTGTAACCAACCCTGTTTCACCAAATAACATTAACCCTTTACCACCAGTAAAGAACCTAGTTAGATTACGAGTTGCGATATTCAGACTAATTTTTACTCTACGATTAAATCTACCAATGATACCTGTTGTAGGATCCATCAACATTCTAAATGTTGCCGCAAGTCCAAGACCTGCGGCTGGTAACCCTTTATATTCTTCTGGGTCAGGACCATTTACACCAAAGTCTTTGATTAATTTAAATACATCTAATACTGCTTGAAAACCTTTTGTAAGACCTATAACTGTATATGTTAATATAGTTTCTAATATAGGCATGAGTGGCACAAAGACTTCATCTTTGATAAAAACAAATACATCTTTCATCGCCGTAAATAAATCTTTGACCGCACCTTTGAACTCAGCATTTTGTAATGCTTTTACGATACCTAATATACCTAAGAAGAATATTGCCACACTACCTATAAGTGCCTTTAGACCACCAAGTGATTTAGCAAATACACCACCACCTAAATCTTTACCTTCAACTGCCTCAACTTTATTATCTTGGTTTTGTAATAATGCCAATCTTTCTTGTTCAGCCAACATAGAGGCCTGCTGTTGTAATGCGTCTTCTTGTAAACCAATTTGTTTACCAAACTGTTTGGCAAGAGATTGACCAAAACTTCTATTGGTCGTTTTTGAGGCTGCGATAATTGTCTCTTTTAATTCTTCATTACGGACAACATCATTAGCGTCATTCTCTCTTAACTTATCAATTACATTAGAAAAATCAGCCATGTTCTATTTCTTTTTACCTATTGCTTGAGCACCAAAGAAGGCTGCGACAATACCTGCAACAGCGATAAAATAAACACCTGCCATATCACCAAGTATTTTTGCACCTTGGTCTAGTCCTGCAATTGTAGCACCAACTATTGCAATAGGATATAATAACATACCATATAGAGAATACCATGCCATGGTTCTTTGTGCGTCTCTCATAGCGTCAGCGTCTTCTAACTCTTTACGCTTGAACTCCATATACATTTCATGCTCTTTATCTGATACTTTACCATCACCATTTGTATCTGCTGGGTGTGGTTGTTGTACCACTATTTTAGTTTCTTCAGCCATTCTATCCCCTTTGTTTTGCCTCTCTTATTTTTCTGTTTTCTTCCTTTACATGCTCATTCAGTAAAGCAAGATAAACTTCACGCTCATATGGTACCAAATTTTCAATCTCCGTCAATGTGATGAAATTTTCATGCATACACATTTTGAAATTAATCTCATAATAATGTTCAAGGTTAATATGCGAGAGGCATATTAAAAAAAACTTTGCATACCTTCTATTTTATATTTAGCCTTTTTCTTTGTCTTTGGGTGTGTCAAAGTTACAATATGCGATAACTTTGGCATTGTAGTAAAGAACTTTTGAATTTTAGAAAACTGGTCTTGCGTTAAGTTTTCTATAAACTCACCTTTATCTTCTTTAGACAAATCAACTGCTTCATATGTTTCTACACCGTTTATTACTTGATGAATACATCTACTTGTCATTTCAACAGCGTCATCTGCCGTTAACTTGTTTATTTTGATACCATTAAATGTTTTAATTGTAGGGTATCTCATAACAACTGACACTTGATCCGTCAAGTCAATTTTATTAGTGTGTTCTTCGTCCATATGTACCTCTACTTTTGACAAGTCAACTTTAGTAGGTACTTTCACATTCTCATCGCCAGGGAATGGTAAGTTAAGTGTAACTTTCTCACCAACTGCTTTAGACCGTATCTTTAAAAAGATATACTCTAAATCAAATGATGGTAATTTATTGACATCTAACTTGCCAAATGTACAACTTGTAACAACATCTGCTACAGCGTCCATCATTTCTCCCTCACCACCTTCTTGTGCCTGAAGCAATATCTTTTCTTCTTTGACCAAGAAAGGTCTATATTTAATCTTCTCGTCCGTACTAGGGACTTCTAACTCATAAGTTTGAGTGT